TAACCGCCGTTCCCGTCCGCAATAACTTTAGGGGGTGTTGTATTAACCGAACCGCCCGGTTGGCCACTCACATTAAAGTTGTTCCCAGTATTCCCGTACCCGCCAGTACCCGATGATGTAGGTAAACCGCCTTTAAGCCAGTCCAGCATACCCGCTTTGTTAAGCCCCGCTCCCAAACCGGTAAGACCCGCGATGGTTGAAAGCGTCGAAGGAGTAATGGTGCTGGTGGTCGTCGTAGGCACTTGCTGCCCGCTCATGATGGCGGATTCTTTTTGCAGCACCTCAAGCGGCGCAAGCTGCCGGTTCTGCGCGATGGTCTGCTGCTGGGCGCCTAAGTTGGCCAAGGCATTCACGTCGGCCAGACCCTGACTTTGAGTCTGGTTGGCCAAGTTCATCTGTTGCGTACCGGCGTTTTGCAGGTTCTGGGCCTGCATGTTGGCCACGTTGCCCGCTGTCTGGCCAGCCTGAAGTTGGGCAGCGCGTTGGGCTTGAGCCGCTGCCAAGGCCTGTGCGTAGCCCGATTGCAACGCAGTAGCTTGCTGGGATAGCGCGCCGATGTCGGCGTTAGAAATACCCAGCGCCAGCGCATTGGCGCCGCGCTGCGAACCAAACTGCCCAGAGCCCACCGCGCCAGCGGTGATGCCCGGCGATAGGTTCTGCGCAATGTTATGCTGGTTGGCCAACCTGATCTGGTCCACCACGTTGCTGGTGTACGGGTTCATGTAACCGCCCACCAGATCGGCGGAGCTTGAAGAGCCAGCCGCTAAGTACGGATTAGCGGCCCCGGTGATGTCCACACCAGCGCCTTTTCCTAGGTAGGTATTCGCCTGTGTTAATCCGGGCTGGTAGTTGCCCACATTAGTATTGACATCCGTAAACGCCTTGTTCTGCAAAGCGTTCGGGTCCCACGCAGCTAGATTGGTGGCCGCGCCTGCGGCGGTACCCGTAGTCGCTAAATTACTTAGGTAATTGGTGTAGTAATCCGGCGTCGTGGTAGCCGTTGCTGCGTATGATTGTGTTGGATCAGCCATGTTTCTAGCCTTTCGAGGACTTGAGGTATTCTAATGGGGGCTTGGCATCCGGGGGCAGCTTATCCGGTGGGGCGGAACGCGCCCGAGCCCGGATCGCCTGCACCATCTGGTCCAGCTCCTTGGCCCCAGCCTTATTAGAGCCATTGCCCAGCGCCGATACCACGTCGGCGGAGAAGACGTACTCACCGTTGGCCAACATGGCCGCGATGTCGTCGCTGGTCCCGTCGCCCTTACCTTCGACGTACTTCCCGCCGAGGCTCTCAAGGCCCCCCGTACGAAACAGCGGAATGCCGTCGTAGTGCGGGTGCTCGTGGTCTGATGTGCCGCCCTCGGCCATGCGCATAGGCAAGTGCATGCCACGGGCTTGCAAGAGCGCCGCCAGTTGGGGTATCACACCCATCTGTTGCACGGTGCGCTGCTGGGAGGGCGCGCCGCTTTGGCCAATAGGGAGCAGCCCGCCGTGGGTCTTCATTCCTTCAGGCACCTTGGTGCTATCTTGGCTCAGGCCTTGAAGCGCGGTCATCGCGTCTTTTTCAGCCGGGTCGGTGTACATGCTGGCGACATCTAAGCCGCTGCCATAAACGCCGCCCTGACTACCGCCAGCAAAGTGCTGGATGCTTCCGCCCTCTTTTGCAAACACAGGGGCGTTTTGGTCAAGCATATCTAACATTTTTTGCGCATCCGAGGAGGTCATGCTTTGGTTGAGCGCCCATTTGTGTTGGCTTGGCGCTAGAGCGTATTGGTCTAGGCTCTCCCTATACGGCCCATCGTTACCACCAGTGCGGCCTAGTTTAATCAAGCCCCCGGCTGGGGCAGTTGCGCTATTTGCGGCCATAGGAGTACCTAACAGAGTTGGCGGTTTAACGGTTGCTTCTTCAAGCGGCACAGTGGGACTTTGGGTAGGGCCCGACGGTGTTGGGGTCCCCATCAATACATCTTGTGATGGGTTAAATGTGTCCATCGAGTTGAGGCTACCGGGTCCCGCCGGAATTGCGCCTATGCCACGATCTATTGCACCAGCGATGTTGCTCTTGGTGAGACCGGTGGCAGTATTAGGCAGCGCACCATTAACTGCGCCGCTTACGGTGTTGCCGATAGCGCTATTTAAACCCGTGGCGTTGAGCCCGTAATTAGTTATGGCCGATGGAAGGCCTGATTGCTGCGAAACTTCTTTGCTAACCGCGCCCAAGGCCGCAGACTTGGCCACACCGCCCATATCGCCCGCAAGTGCGGCGGATAGAGTAGACGTAGAGATGCCTAGCTTGGACGCGGCCATGGACATAGCTAAGTTGGTGATCATGCCGCCGGGGGTTGCTTCGCCCGACGCCAAACTCCCTACCGCTTTTGCTACGTTGTACGCAAGGCCTAGAGGCGTTTTTGCTATCGCCCCTTCCGCAAGCGATTTTAGGATTCCCGGAGCTTGGTTCTGCGCCGTAAGCATCCCCCGGTACAACGCCTCTTTTATTCCGGGGTCGTTGAAGTTGTAGCCTTCGGGCACACCCAAGGTAGCCGCAAATTGTTTTGCTTGTTCTGGTGACATTTGGGCCGCGTATGACGCAGCGGAATCCGAAGCCATCTGGCTTTCGCCCGGCTTTGTAGCGGCAACGTTAGACAACGCGCCGTACCCAACATCACCGTTTAAAACGGCTCTATCCGCAGAACTAAGTCCTGTATCTCTGTTTCCGCCCTCGCCCCCGCCAAGGCCCCCCATGCCTTGGCTTCCGCCGCCAGCGCCTTCTCCACCACCGCCAGAACCATCAGGCATATTTATCTCCGCAAAGCGTTGTTAAAGGCGAATGCCCAGTCCTGCCACGTCGCAAAGTTGCGGCTATCAGGGGCGCCTGCAAAGCGGCCAATGCCCGCTATGCCGTCGGCCCACGTGGTCCACAGGTTTTCTGGCACAGTACCCAGTTGGTTTGCCGCAAACAGCTCGGCCATGAGCGCACACCAAGCGTCCCATGTGAAGTTGCGCGGGTCGTAGACTTGTGCGGGGATCATGGGTTACCCGTCCCGCGAACATCACCGGTGGTGACAGACAGCAGCACGCGGCCCGTCTGGTACGTGCCGCCAGCCGTATTGGACTCAAAGCGCAGCCGCATCTCGCGGCGCTGCTCGCGCATGTCGATCTTGAGCGTGCCCGGCGAGAAGACATACGGGTCAGACTCCACCACGGTGTCGTCGGCGTAGCCTTGGCCAGTCACCACCACGGTCATGTCGCCCTCTTGCACAAAGTCAGGCTCAATGCGCTCAAGGCGGGTCCACAGGTTATCGCCGGGCTGCTGGACCGAGCCCACCAGCCCGCCCAGCGTGCCGATGTTATAGGTCTCAAAGTAACTCCGCACGGCGTCCACGTTGGTCAGGTAGATGCTGTCCACACCGGTTTCGTGCTGCCACAGCGTGTACCCGCCTTCGCTGTTGGCCTCATTGCCCGCCCAAATAGGCTTGGGGAACACCTCTGAGAACACGCCAGCAGAGCGGCGCGCACCGGGGGCTTCGCCAGCGTCGTACCACGTCTTGTCTCGCACGTTGTAGATGATCGCGTCGGTGCATTCGGTGGCATCGCCCTTGGGGTAGAACCACCAGATTTCGCCGTAGCGCGGGACCTTGGTAGCCCAGACCTTTTGACGCTGGGCCATGTTGACGTTGTCAAAGAAGTAGTTCTGGTTGTTGCTATTGGGGATTTCTTGCACCACGCCGTTGTAGCAAAGAAAGCGGTCCACACCAGCCCAGTAGAAGATGCCGTCGTACTCGATGACCGAGCTGGAGGACATGATCGAAGTCTGGCTGCTCACGAGGTCGTAGGCCCAGTAGTAATTCACGCCGCCCGAGGACGAAGGCTGGAAGCTCACGCGGATCAGGGCGTCAACGGCCCAGAACAGGCCAGATGGTGACGTGGAGCCGCCCCGGATGGGTAGGCCCTTGACGATCTTGCCGGTGGCCACGTTGCTCGCATTGGCGTCCGGGCTGACCCAGTTCGCAAAGTCGCCTGCGCTGGAGTTCTGGATCAAGCCGTTGTTGCCGTACACGAACAGGTACGGGTGGATCACCACGCAGCCGCCGGATACGGCGATGTTGTTGTCAAAGGTGGCCGTGATGCTGGCCGAACCCGTCGCTGCGGCGGACATCGTCACGGCAGTGCCCACCACCAAGGTCACCGTAGTGCCCGCCGGGATGCCCGTGCCAGTAATGCTCTGGCCAGCGGCCACGCGCACATTGGCTGCGGCAAGGGTAAAGGTAGTGGTGCTGTTGGTCGAGCCAGCCGCCGTAAAGACCCCGACCTTGGACATCGTCAGCGAGGTGTACGTGCCGGGGAACGTGCCGTACAGCACGGGTGTGTTGGTGGTCGAAGTGATGTACGACAGGTTCTGCCCGGGGTGCGCCACCAAGTTGTTGGTGTTGTTGCCGGTGGAGTCGTAGGCAATGTCAAATTGCCATAGGTTGTCGCTGCTGGCCGTGAAGTTGGACAAGTTGTAGTTATAGGGGCCTGAGCCCAAACCGCCGCTTGGCCCGGTTATCCATTGCTGCACGCCGTTGCTGTAGCCCGACACCACGTAGTTAAAGCCGTTAACGGCGGTCATGGCCATGCCACGGGATATGCCGGTGGCGTTCAAGAAAATACCGTTATAGCCACCGATCTTGCGCGGACGGCCACGCTGGAAACGGACCCACTGGCCGTCCACAAAGCAAGGCGAGTCAAACACCGTGCCGTCGCGCTGTATCCCCGGGGGGACCTCCATCGAGATGACTTTTTTGGTCATTAGAACGTGCCCCCGGTGATACCGGTGGTAAAAGTGCCCGTGGTGCCTGACACAGCCCCAGTAAAGGTGCCCGTGGTGCCTGACACGGCACCAGTAAACGTGCCGGTAGTGCCCGATACCGCGCCGCTAAATGTGCCAGTAGTACCGGACACGGCGCTGCTAAATGCGCCGGTAGTACCAGACACGGCGCTGCTGAATGTGCCGGTAGTACCAGACACGGCGCCGCTGGCCGCTACCTTGCCAACCACGGTCAACCCGGTGGAGTCAAAGTACCCGGCCTGCGCATTGGTGACAACGACGCCCACCTGCCCGCTACTTGGCAGGTAGATACCAGAGTTCAGGTCGCCCGCAAATTTAAGCGATGGGACGCTAACGGAACCATTGCCAAGGGTCACCGTGGTGAAGGTACTAGAGCCGCCGCCGCCAGTTGCGCCCGAGGATGCGTTAAAGACGTTGGTCCCGTCACAATAAACTGTCAGCGTGCTGCTCTGGCCGATAGTCACCGTAAGGGCGCCCCCGGTTACTGTTTTTACCGTGAAGGTATAAGCGCCCGTGGTGTAGTTGCTGATGATGTAAAACTGGACCGTGGACGGGACCTGAATGATTTGGTTGCTGGTCAGCGTGCCGGAGTAATACTGGATGGTGTTGGCCGCTTGCGATGCCGTTAGCACCGTAGTGCCCCCAGTCACCGATAGCGATAGCTGGGTGTACGCAAAGGTGTTGGAGCGGCCATAGCCAAAGGTGTTCCAGTTGGAGCCGTCAGAGACCAGCACCAGCGACTCGGTTAGCTGGAGCTGCTGGCTCACGTTCCCGTCGATGGTGTTTATGCCGCTAGGTGTTAGCGTCAAGATGCCCGTGCCGCCGTTGCGGATCATGCAGAACCAATTTGCGCCCACGTCGGAGGCCAAGGGCAGTGTCAGCGTGCCAACTCCGCTGGACCACACAACAAGCTGGGCCCGCACGGAGGAGGGCAACGTGGCGTTGCTGAAGTAGCTCGTCGTGGTGTACGCCTGATTGAGCGTAGTACCAATCGGTGTTAACCCGGCGCCTGCCAGCGCGGCGGCGTTGGCGGATGACGTACCCGCGCCGAGCACCACGGAGGACCAGACACCGGCTTCTGTGCTGTTATTGGTCAAGAAAATAAACTGCGCAACGCCCGAGCTTACCGCCACTATCGTAGTGCCTGTGGAGCCTGTGACGGTAAAAGTGTTGGAGCCGATGTTGCGCACCAACACCGTTTGGCCAGTTGATACTTGCGTTGCGGGCGGCAAAGCCAGCGTTAGGCTACCCACGGTGGCCGTGACATCAATAATGCTGCTGGCCGGGGTGCTATCGTTACCATTGATCGGCCATTGCAACGTGGTGTTGCTACTGATTGTCAACGACTCATAACTGACCGACGAAGGACTGATAGTCTGGCCAGTGAACGGCGAGGTATACGTTGTCATACTGTTTCCTTTTGTGCTTTACGGATAACCCAAATTGCCTTTACCCGAGCACTTTGTGCTGCTTTCCAAGCAGGATCGTTTAAAGCTATCTTAGCGGCCTTGCTACGTTTTTCTTTTGATTCAGGCGTATTTAACGCGGTTTTAAGATTAGCAGCATGTTCGGCCGAATGTGGCATACCTTTTTTCCCGTTAGGTTTGCCTTTTCTACCGTTAGGTTTTCCTTTAACCGCCTTACTTATTTTTAAAGCATTAGCCGCCCGCAATTCTGGGTCAGCCCAAGTTTTTTTATTGCTAACTCGACTTTTTTCTTTTGTTGCTTCGGTGTGCTTACGACCAAATGTGCCATCTCCGCCTTGGGTCAAGTTGTACCCATGCGGAGCCATTGTGTTGTGTTCTACGATAAGCATACGCTCTATTGCTTTTGCAGAATCTGCGTCAAAAGCATCGGCAAAGTGGGTAAACACAAAGGCTTCTACACCATGCTTTTTAATTGCCCGGTGTAAAAACTGACCTTCATTAGCGCCTTTATGCCTACGCCACCGGCGTTCAATATCATTGGTTATGCCGACGTACTGCATACCATTCAAGCTATTTGTGATGATATAAATAGCGTACATAGTTAAGAGTCCTGAGCAATTGCTTGGCGGTCGCCGATGCGGAGCTGGTCCTCGGCCTTGAGCGCGGTCATGGCGCTATCAAATAGCCCAGACCAAACGGCTAAGCGGGGGTCGTCCTTGACGAAGGGCGCGGTCTGCTTGAGCGTGCCGTAGAGCATCGCGTTGGGCGCGTTCTGGGTGAGCCAGTTGGTCTGGTTGGAGGAGGACAGCGGCTCCAATCGGGTGTAGCACAGCGCCTCAAACGAGAACGCGGCGCTGGGTGTAGGGGCGACGAACCAGTGGTCGTAGTCGTAATCCGAGTAATACAGCGGCGTGCCGGTCGCGGTCACGTCGGGCCAGTAGCTGGACAGGTACTCCAGCTTGCGCAGGTACATGGGCGTCTTGGCCCCGGCGGCGTCCACCATGGTCATGGAGACCGTCTTGCGCCAACGGGCGGGCTTGGCGATCACCGGGTTGTTGATGTTCATGGTGGCGTCTACCACCACCATCTGGCCAAGTGTCTTGATGTCTTGGGCGATCTCAAACTCGGCCAAGGTGATGGCCACCGGGATAAAAGCGACAACGGCGGGATCGCTACGCTCAAGGTACTGAAGCACCGTGCTCGTAAGGCTATCATAAGTCAGAACATAGGATGGCGTCGTCATTTTCGGTCCTCGTTACCCCTGATTGTAAGGGCGGGTCCCTTGGCTGTCTATGATAAGAACTTGGCCCCTAGGCTTGCCCTTGGGGTCATTTGGCACCGATATGTGCGTCCAGCGGTCAAACTCGCGGATTAGCTGGTCAAAGGGCAGCTTGGCCGCTATAACCGCTTTGACTACACCGTCGGGGGCCACGCCGGGTACACGAATGTCAGCAGCACAACCGATCCGATGCTGAGAAGTGTCTTTACTGCCCACTGCATCATTTACTTGTTTGCTCCGAAATGCGCTGTTGACCATGATCGGTACGCCTCCCAGAACGCCTTTAACTTGTTCCAAAAGGCCAGCCAAGCGCTTGAGATTTTCTGTTTCAATAGGGCTAGGTTCATTCTTAAATTCTCGGTGGTCGGTTACGGTTAATTCTTCCAAAGTGAAGTTTGGACTGAGTTTCATTTTGCTGCCACGCCTTGAATCTTCTCAGCGGTGCGCATACCACCCAGACCCAGCATACCCAGCAGTAGCGGCATCATGGTGCCCATATCCATTTGGGGAAATTTGACTGGGTGGCCGTAAAGGGCAGAGCCCCACTCAGCCAGCGGGCCAACGACAAACTGCACCGCAAAGCCCGCGCCGCAGACCCAGCCAATGCCGGGACGCCAGCCGCTCACAAACAGGCTAGGGTTTGCGGCCTCTGCTTTGTTGATGTCCATCTGCCCCGCGATCTGGGCCAATTCGCCAGACTGCTGTAGCTTCATCAATTCCAACTTGGCACTGGCTGCTTGGGCTGGATCGGGCCATACGCGGTCGATGACTTTGCTGCCAACGTCTAGCAGTGCGGAAATAGGATCAAGGGACATTAGGTTTTTCCTCCATGTGTGAGCCTACTTTAAGGCCCGAAAGCCAACCAATCAGTCCACCGATGATGGTCTGAAATGCTGGGCCAAT